TGTGGGTTACCAGTAAGGTAAATATCTTGGGCACCATAAGCTACAAGTTGCATTAATCCTCCTCCCATTGTATAAATGTATACGAGAAAAAAAATATGGATTTAAAACATTCGATATTTATACATATTGCACACGCAGTCTGAATGGCTATCGCCGAATATGGTGGGCTCTTCGAGAACGCCACGGCGCGTTATTTTTAGTTTTTAGTTTTTTTTGTTTTTTTTGTTTTTATAAATTTTTATAAAATTATTTTAAGTTTTACACTAAGCTGTGAGTATAGACTTAATTGCTGTAAGCAAGACCACCCATACCGCTCATGATGCGGAGGACGTTGTAATTGGTGGCGTATACACGAACCTTGGCATCACCATCAGCAAAAGTCTCGGAAGTAAGTGTAAGTTGAAGAGTGGCGTTATCAATACGAGACATGTTGCATGTTCCTGAAGGTTGGTGTTCCTCGGGCTTGAGGCCAAACGAGTAAACATTGATACCAGCCTTAGGAACGTTGGTGTGGTGTTGGTAAGGTTGGACAAGATTGAAGTAACGACCCATGCGCTCCGAGAATCTGTCGTGACCATTAAGTTGGAGCTTGGCGATTAAGACGGGGTTTAAACCCGACGCATCAGTGTAATCGAATGTGTCGGTAACAAGGACGGCATCATCTCTTTGGACAACCCATACAAGTTCCTTACATGGGTGGTTGAAGTTGAGCTTGATCTTGTTGCTGAGGCTCGATACCGATTCATCACCAGTGAATTGAACTTGTTCAATAAGGTATTCGTGCGAGACTTGGGCAAATCTGCGGCGTTCATCAGTGTCAAGGTAGATGTAATCTACGTAAAGCGACGCAGCCGAAAGCGAGGCGGAGACACCCGAGGTGACGATTTCCGAAAGAGCACGGAATTCAATGTTGATCTTTACCTCGTGGTATTGGAGAGCAATAAGAGGAAGGGCAAGTCCAGGGTTGCGGCAAAACCAGAATTCAAGGGGAATGTAAAGGTCCGTTTCCGCTGATTCATCGCCGAGAGCGGCACCGGTCATGAGGCCGTAACCAGCCTTCTTTCCGGCTTCTTGCGAAAGTTCGTTCCAGATGTGCATCCAGTCACCATAGTGTTTGTCGATGCGTTGACCACCGATTTCAACTTCAGCGTACTTGATAAGAGCTTGGCCAAGATTTGCGGCGAAAGACTTGCCCGAAGCCAAAGCAGGTACGGTGACTTGAAGGTAGACCTTGTGCATAAGATCACCATTACGTGAAACAGTACATGTTACACGTTTGCCGAAATCGGCGGAACCATTGAAGGTTTGCTCAATGGCTTCCATTGAGAAATTTGTGTGACGACGGTAAACTACTTTGAAGAAAGTAATTTGCGGGTTACCTGTAAGGTAAATATCTTGGGCACCATAAGCTACAAGTTGCATTAATCCTCCTCCCATTGTATAAATCTATACAAGAAAAAAAATATGGATTTAAAACATTCGATATTCACAAATATTAAAGAATTCTCTATTATTATTATTATTAATAGAAAAATATGTATTGCGATATAGAGTATTACGAGAAATTGTATGCAATTCGTAGGGATATAATAAAAAAATATAATATTAGTACTTTTCATTTGTTAGAAAGTTTAAAAAATACTATTTACACAAATGAAACAAACTGCGAAACTTCTCTTTTAACATTTTTTAATAAGAATTATGTATTCATAGTGATTGGAGAACAATGTATGATTGTACCTAAATTATGTGCAACTAGATGGGGATATTTTGAAGCAATTATAGAAAGATGGAATGAATGCATCTCGCATACCCAAGTGATTGATATTACTACATTACTAATAGACTCAAATATATTAAAGGATGTCTCTTATAAACACTACGCTAAAGATATACTAAAATGCTTATATGAATCAAGAATGTGTCGTATTTATTGTTGGAGCAAAAAACAATCGGAATATTATAAACCATTATTGGATTTATTAATTCCTCCAAAAGATTATTGGGAATATAGTCCTCCAGTTAGCAACTATAATTTTGGATTTTGGAATCCAGCAACAACATTATTTACGCCATCTGCAGTTGAGAATCAAGATGAACTCACGGAACCGAATCCAGAAGAAAATCTACTTAATGACCCAGAAAACCCCCAAACAACCGCCGTGGTCGCCCCAGGCGCCACGACGGATTAATAATTTAAATATACGATAACATTAAGATTATTATGACATTTAATGTGTCTTTTTATGATCAGCGAAGCTCAATAGCTTCGGTGCAACTTGAGGCGTCAGAATTCGACTCTGTACATCAATTAAAATCAAAACTGTGTATTCTTCCATCACCGATAGCGAGTTCACCAGATGATATTTATTTCTGGATTGATGAAAAGAATTCTCCATTCATTAAAAATGGTAAAAACTCAAATTACAAAGGGCATGATATTATTGGTGTAAAAAATATTAATTGCACAACTCGTGCTGAGCTAAAGCTATGTACAACTGACTGTGCTAGTTGGGTAAAAGATTGGAGTCGTATAAAAAGTATTCCTTTATCTTTAGACACTATTAATAACATAAAAAAACATTCAACCAATGTTACAAAAATTGAATCTATTAAAATTCCACCATCAAAACTCAAAGAGAAATTTCACGCTCATACCGCAATTTTGGCTGATATCATTCAAAAAAAAGATACGATAAATTTAGAAAGGTTATTTAATAAATTTCAATTAAACAAAAATATACCCATTTGTAGGTATACAAATTTAGATAAAGTGCAGACAAAAATTTATTCCCCGGCAATAAGTGGTTCAAATTTTAATGAAAAATTCTGGGCAAGATTTCCTTCAGAACCGGGTGTTAAACAAAAACATTTACAATTTAAATTTGAATTTTCAAAATGTACTGTCTATATTTCATTAAATATTGACGGTAACCTTGCAATAGCATGTCATTCTGAGATTGTAAGCTATACAGACGAAGAAAAGTGGAAACAAATATATAAAAATATAGTTAATTGGATTATTGAACCAATCAATAATATTATAGAAAATAGTATCGAAAATTATTCATTTGAAAATCTAAAATACAGAAATATTATAACTTCAATTTATTTGAAAAAAAATGTTAATATCAATACAGATTTACTTGAACAATTCTATTCAAATATTCCATTTTTCACATACGATATAAAAAATGAAAAAAAAAGAATGAAATTTATTAAAATATCTGACTATCAAAATTCAGATAAACGTATTGATATCGCCCGAGAATTATTCGCGCACGGCCTTGAGGAAAATGTCCTGGTAGAACGATTAGGAATTCTATTTATGATATCAGAAAAAGATGCGCGTTCCGTCCTCAGCTCCGCCGCCTCGGTGAGCTCGACGCCGCCAACGCAGCTCGCCGGAAATATATTTCATATATCTTTATCGGATTCCAATAATATTAGAATAATTTATTATGGTAAAAAATTTAATGAAATTGAATACGCTACAAACATAATAAGAAAAATTTTATGGGAAGGCCGCCGTAAGACGTCACAGACGTCGGCCGCAGTCACAAAGGACGAGTCGCTCGCACAGGAAGACGACGAGGAATTAGATGCGTTTCTTGATAGCATTGATAGTAGTGAAGATCTCGTTTTCGAAGATGATGATATTCTGGACGACGACGAGCGCGAGCTCGACGAGCACACCACGCCGACGCCCTCAACACTGGTCGACGAAGAAGTGAGTGAAGACGACGACGACGACCCGACGCCGCCCGCGGCGCTGCCCTCAAAAATTAAAGTAAGTAAAAAAAATAATATAATATTACCCGCTCCTCCACAAAAACGCCAAGATATTGAATTTGATCTACCACCTATTAATTGGGATTTAACAAAAACAAAAGCCCAAAATGTACGTGAATATCGCTCAAAAAGAATTAAGTATTATGACCCAGATTTATATAGTCAAGTTTTCACACTTACTGGCGAAAAAACTAGTTCCGGAAGGGGTTCATCTTTCATAACTTCGTGTTATCCAACTTCAGCACATCCAATTGCATTTAACAATGGTGAACATGAAGAAATTTTAAAAAGATTAGAAGATTACGAGAAAAATGCAGGTTCCGAAATTAAAAGAATTTTGGACTTTAAGGAATATAGAAATATATGGTATTTATCATGCGAATGTATATGTTTAAGATGTATGGTACCTCTAGGAGAAAAAGAACTTTTGGCCAATGAAACGTGCCCTATTTGTAAAAAGAACGATTATACTATTATAAACACTAAGCGCAATCCAGGTAATTTTATTAAATTAGTTCCCCAGGATTTAATTGTCAAAACGCAAAACAATGAAGAACAAGCCGGTGCTTTTCCATGTAGGAGAAAACGTGAACAAAAGAAAAAAACTCTTAAAGCAAAATCTCTTTCAAAAAAGAAATCTACTAAAGACATTTATGTACTTAAAACAACATCATTTCCATTAGCAAAAAACAAATTGGGTGATTTACCTGAAAATATGCATAAAATGTTTCAAAATACTGCACAACTATCATATGGTAGTTTGCCAAAAATAAAAAGTGAATTCTATCTAAGACAAGGTATTTATGATGATTTTAACCAAGCATTGCAAAATTCATTTTTTAAAACAATTGCATGGCTTGCTGATTTATCTGAACAAGAATTTAAAGAATTAATAATAAAAAATTTGTCTGTACCTAAACAATTAATAAGAACATGCTCCGGTCTACTCTTGAATATGTTTTCAGCATCCTGCTCCTGCGACGGCTACACTGAATGGTTAAAAAAATACAATATTTCTGATACACAATTACACAAAAAAGCATTTACTTCATATAAAAATATTGTTAATTTTATTAACGATAAAGATATTAAACATAATCACACTATTTGGTGGCCTATACTCTGTTCACCTGGTGTTATATGGACAAACGGACTCAATTTATACCTTTTTAATATTTCAATATCAAATGATGGTTCATCTAAAGTTCAGTATATATGTCCATATAATGGCGAACCTTATTATTATCATTATGGTGATGGATATGAAAAAACAAAAACAGCATTTATTACTTTTAGATATTCTAATAATTCAATTGTTTATGAACCAATTGTCAAATGCTCTTACAACTCTAAAATAAATACAAAATTGTTCGATAGCAAAGACGTATGGGAATCAGTTGCACCATTAAGAATACATTCTGGAATATCATATCCAAATAAATATATAAATTATTTAAGGAAAAATAATTATATTAAAAATCCATTATCCTATCAACAACTTAAACGTATTCTTAAATTTATTAAAATCAAAATATATGCTCAAATAATTAATGATCTAAACCAAATAAAAGGTGTATTAGTTAATTATAAAAAATATAGCTACTATATTCCCGTATCAATATCATCACTACCCAATGAACCAAAATTACTTATATTAGATAAAATACCATTCGATAATTTACCACCTTTTAATGAAGCAATATCTTTCTATACTTTCTTAAAAAAATATAATATTAAATCGAATCCACTAGAATATACTGTTAATTATAGCAATAATAATATTAACGGACTCGTTTTAGAAACAAATGACATTGTCCCAGTTGCTGAAACACCACCCGGAAGTCATAATATTATTAATCTCAAAAAAAGTAATAAAACAATATATACGCGCGATAGGTTTACAAGTGATGATGACAGAATCAAATACATAAATAAATTTAACAAATTTTGGTCAGAATATGATAAATTTGTAATGAAAATTTCGAAATCTCTCGGAAATCGTGCACCGGACCGCATAAATACAAAAGACCTGGCGAGCATCGCGACGCGCAATGATGTAGAAAAGGAATACTTATCTATACTATTAAAAGAATTTAACTATAATTATTCAAGAAGGGAAGATATATTTACTTCTAGAACTCCTAGTTTTTTGGATTCGCTAAATAATGGTGGTAACGATTCAATAATATTCTATGATAATGAATCAAAAGAACAATACATAAAAAACAAAATAGAACAGGAAAAGTACAAAAAGTATATACCGAATCTCGATATAGATAACAGTAATATTATATTAGATAAATCAGACTATATAACCACAAATTCAGGAACAAATCTGCCAACAAAATGGCAGCATATATTGATAAGAGATTTTAAATATGATAACTTGAATCCGCATGCATGGATTACTAAAATAGCACCTCATAAATTTCATAAAAAACTTATTGAATTTCAAAATAAATATGATTGGTTAAACATCGCCAACTTGCTAAATGTAGGTATTATAATATTTAACATTAACAGTGTTAAAGCTGTCATACCCAAATCAAATAATTACAAATTTTTTATCTTATTCTATAACCATAATAATAAGAATTATCCAATATTCTTAAATAGGTCTAATAAAAATGAAAATAATGCATTTAACATACAATCATCAGAATTATCTACAGAACTCCTAAATATTTTAGGACTTAAAGGCGACTCTGAGGAAGCATCGTCGACGGCGGACATTCAGCCGCCCGCGCAGAAGGCAGAAGCACCGGACGACGACAAGACGCCCGTGCCGCCGCTAGAGTCTGCCGATGCCGCGCCTAAAACATCAATCAAATATTGTAAATTATCAGAAAAATCAAAGAATAGAAAACATTGTGTTGTCACTAATAAAGAAAATGAAAATGATATTGACAATTGTATTTATAATGACAAAACGAAAAGATGTAACACCGTTGCAGAAAAAGCTCCGGTTGCGCCTTTAAAGAATTATTGTAAATTATCCGAAAAAGCAAAAGAAAATAAGAAAAAACATTGTGTTAATACACATATTAAAGAAGAAAACGATACAGAATCATGTCATTATAATGACAAAACAAAAAGATGTAATACCAGAAAACATAAATAATCATCACACGCAGGCCGAAAGTTATAATATTGAATTATATTTGTGAACATTTATTGTTGGTTTATTTGACTTTGTTTTAAAAGCCGAAGGGTCCCATTGACGATCACTTTCACTTCCACCACCTTCACCGTTATAATTTCTACGACTATAATTCCAAACTTCTGGTTTTCCTAATCTAAATGGTGGGTGATTTGATGCTTTATACCAGAATACTTGTTCGTCAATACGATTACTTTGAGCATTGTTATTAATAACAAGACATTCGTAATTTTCTGTACATTGATCCATAATTTGACAAAAAACTTCAAAATTTGGAAACATACCCGCATAACATTCATATAATCTTTTACGATTTTGAACAATATTCTCTCTTAATATAAACACATAGTCTATATTTGTTCTTAAATTTGGTGGTATACCAAGTGCATATTGCATTGTAATAATAAAAAACATCTTGAAATGTCTTCCATTCATAAATAAAGACCGAATATGTTTTGATCGGGTCCAAGAATTATCATATAAACAGTCATCCAATATTAGATACGCACTTGGATTAATTAATGCTGCATTGTGCCCTCCTTTTCTTTTTTTATTAATTAGTCTCTCTTGACGAGTCAATACTCTTTGAATTATATCTTCATTATATTCATTATGAATAAATATTGGAGGAACCATATTTCCATAAAAACAATTAGCAGATTCAGTTGCTGATATTACGGTTCCCACTGGTATCTGGCGATGATACCACAATAAATCTTTTACTAAAAAACTTTTACCAGTATTTCTTTTACCAATCATAACAACAACTTTATCGGGTGCTATCGAAGACATATCGAACTTCTTTAGTTGAAGTTTCATGTACATAGAGAAGGAAAAAAAATGAAGTCATTTAACACTAATTGTATATATAAAAATATAACTATGAAGGGTGAATTGATTCGCAAAAATACTAATTTAATATTGTCTGAAATTATTAATGACAATACAATAACCACTAATTTAGAGAGGGGGGTTTATAACTTTACAATATGGAAATCAAAACAGAGACATGAACCATGTACATGGGACAATATTAATTTTAGTAACATTTATAAGAACAAATTAAAACAAGTATGTGCAAATTTAATTCCGAGTTGTTATGTTAATAATCAAAATCTAATTCATAAAATAAAGAATGGTGAATACCAACCTCATGAGATTGCATTTTTACCACCAAACAAACTTTTTCCAGAAAGGTGGGAAAAGATAGTTCAAGAAAAAAACAAGCGAGATGCAGTTATTTCAGAAATAGATTTTGGGCAAGCCACCGAGCAATTTACCTGTGCGAGATGTAAAGGAACAAAAACAACTTACTATACAATGCAGACAAGAAGCGCAGATGAAGCAGAAACGATATTTATAACATGCCTCCAATGTGGAAGAAGGTGGAGAAAATAAAACAGTCTCAAAATAAAAAATTCATAAGTATAAATAATACTAATGTACGAAATACTATATTCTATTGCTATTTTTAGTATAATATCATATATTTTTTATTCCTGGTATAATCCCAAATTGGTATATGTTCGCTCACGCGTAGATAAACAAATTTACGTTGTTCGTAACTCGGAAGATAAACAACAAGCCGCAGACTTACTTGCAAATGTCAGTAAAAGATTACACAAATTAGTATCAAAAATGTCTGAAAAATACGGAAAATCTCACTCAGGTGTAAATTTGTTAAAACAAAGATTTAAAGGTCATGAAATACGAGAATCTTTACCTAAAGCAAATCAAACAAGTTACAGTCTTAATAAAGGAGAAAAAATCGTTCTTTGTATACGCGCAAGAAATAGAACTCAGACATTGACTGACATAAATACAATTACATTCGTTGCTCTACATGAAATGGCTCATATAATGACTGTGTCAATTGGTCATAAAAAAGAATTTTGGGAAAATTTTCGATTTATATTGGCTCATGCTATTAAATGGAAAATTTATACACCTGTTAACTACAGTGCATCGCCTAAACCATATTGTGGAATAAAAATTACAGATACACCCCTTAAAACAAACGATATTTCAAAATATTTTCAGTCTTAGTCGCTATAAAGGCGACTTTTTTTTTAAATTAGTAATATATGTCAAAATATACTTTAAAACGCCGTGGTCAGCAAGGTGGACAGCGTTCGCGCACACGCACGACGGAACATAATGATAATATATTCTTTTACAACGATACATCTTCATTAGAATGTCCAATAACTTTTGGTATATTTTATGACCCGGTAATTGCTGAAGATGGTCATACATATGAAAAATGGGCAATACTTAAATGGTTTGAAAATAATAACCGTTCACCTAAAACAAACAAACCAATTGGAAATTGTTTGATTTCAAATACAGCGTTAAAAATATTAATTGAACAAATCAAAGAATCACAACCAGACCTTTTTAAATACAGTGACGATTTTCTTAAAAAAGCCAAACTAGCAAAAGACATTAAATTAAATACTCCAAATACTATACGTAATAAACTTTTAAACGCAATTCCGCATGAGACGCCCTCGGCGGCGACGAATGTGGCGTCACCACCACGTGGCATTCGCATAAGACATTCGGATCTCCAAGCAGAACTTGATAAAATCCTTTTCTCTTCACCCGTATATTCTACACACCACCCCGCCTCCGCCGACGCGTAAACTTTTTACATCCAAGTTTTCTACCTATTTTAACAGCCTTTTTACTTATTTTTTTAAAAGAATATGGACGCCGGCGACGTGGACGTCGCCGGGACGCGCGCGTTTCAGCTGTATCGGCCCAAAATTTTGAAGCAATTATTCCTTTACAATCATAATTACCATTTTTATCGCATACTGGATACTTTAATTCATCCGGTTTTAAAAAACATTCCTTTCTAAGAGCCAAACGCTCTTCTTTTTTTTCTGGTTTTACAGAACCCCAACCGATCGCAGACAATGCATCTTTATTATTAACCATTAATAAGTATAAATTTAAAAAAACAATAATCAATTTAAAATGAGAAATTCATTATGAGACCATGCGTGTGTCTTTACCCATGTAGTGCTTGTTGTAAAATTATTCAGTGGTACGACAGTGCAATGTATTTACTATATAATCCAAACGCTTACTTACGAAATTATGTTTTTTTATTCTTATGTGAAGATTGTTTTGTCGACTCAATATTTCAAAGTTTCAGTATTTTTGATAATATGTTTAATAACGGACTAGTAAATGATGATTTTGGTATACCAAATAATTTGGATATAGATCAATTTATTAATAATCCACACTCTAACGAACCAGTTCATGAAGAAACTAGCAAGAAATATTTTTACATTGATGATAATCTAAAAGCCTTGTTAACACAAGATAATACATATCTAAAGAATGTTCACTGGAATCAAGAATCAGAAGAAAATTGGGAAATAGGACATCGATTCAATAATTATAAATATGCATTTTCTTTCTTTATTAACAATTATGAGCCAGAATTAGAGTTCATACCCGTTTTACTTAGAACTATTACAAACAACTATAATATTCCACTTTTATTTGATAAAAAATTTATTGATTATGCAATAGCAAATTCTAAACTTTCAGAAAAAGAAAAATTATACTTCAACAACAAAAAAATACACCAATTGAGAATAGATTATATGAATTTAGAAAGACTAATGCCAAAAGATATTTTTGAATTATTATTACAGTATTAATCATTATCCTGTGGCCATCTGGTTGCGCGAATAAGTATTAACAATAATCCAGCTATAGAAAGATTACACATTATTCCAAACATAGTAAATAATTGAAATATAAATCCTGCTCCACCAGATGTGAAGAGAGCAAACATAATCAAAAGTCTCGCAAACAATTCAATAAGATTTAAAGAATAATATGTAAAAAGTGCAAATATATTATATGATATAATTGAATAATATCCAGTTAAAATTGATACTAATGATATTAAATATCCTAATTCACTAAAATACCATAATAATGCTAATACTGTAATAAAATTGTAAGTATTTGCAAAAATTAGACATATATATACATTTCTACGATTATCTCCATTTGGGACAATACCTTCAACACTGATAGCACTTATACATATTTGAGCGAAGTTTTGATTATCGTTTTGATTATCATTTATCAAAATATTAACGGTACCCATAGGTATTTGCAAAACTTCATCATCATTCGCGTCAACAATTGAAGCCAACGGCGGCATACATTAAATTTAATATATCAAATAATACTTATGTGTTAACGGCGCTGTTGCCCTCGGCGACCTTGCAGTGATGGCAAAAAAATGAATATTATTTTTATGTTATGTATTAAATAGAATATAATTAAAATAAACTATATTTACTAATGTCTAAAATTTGGAATAGCGAATTTGTTCAAGCTCTTGATGAATTAGAAGAAATAAATAAAAATAAGGGAGATATCTTTAGAGCAAGAGCATATAAAACAGCCGCTGATGCAATTTTACTTATTACAGAAAATATATATTCTGTTGAACAAATTAAAGATAACCCAGGTATTGGTAAAACTATATATACTAAATTGAAAAGCCTTGAAGATACCGGTAAAATAGACGCAATTGAAAATGAAAAAGGTAATGTTTTACATCAATTATGTAAAATCTATGGTGTTGGTCCAAAAAAAGCAATCGAATTATCAAAAAAGGTTTCATCTATAGAAGAATTAAAAACTAAACCGGAACTGTTAAATAACAAGCAAAAAATTGGTTTAAAATACTTTCACGATATATTAAAACGAATCCCACGTACAGAAATCTATGAATACAATAAAATTATACAACAAATATTGCCAAAGTATTCTAAAGCAGAAATTGTCGGTAGTTTCAGACGAGGTGCCTCTTCATCTGGTGACATTGATATCATATTTACAAGTGTAAATCCAGAAGATTTCGATACATTTCTCGATAATGTATATAATAAAGGTATTATATTAGAATTCCTAAGTCGTGGACAAAAAAAAAGTCTAACGATTGGAAAATTAAGTGGCACAAATGCTGTGCCAAGAAGAATTGATTTTCTATATGCTCCGCCGCCGGAATATCCTTTTGCGATATTATATTTTACCGGTTCTAAAGCATTTAATGTTGTTATGCGTCAGCATGCACTAAATATGGGTTATTCACTCAACGAACATGGTTTTACACCAATGCCTAGAAAAAATACAACATTTAAAACTGAAAAGGATATTTTCGATTTTCTTAAACTTGAATATAAGACGCCGGAACAACGGAAGAGTGGAGTTGATGTTGTTATTCTTAATTCTACACCAGCACCAGCACCCGCACCAGCACCCGCACCAGCACCCGCACCAGCAAACAATAAAAAAAAGAAAAAAATTAAACTAAA